TGATTTTATGGAGGCTCTTGATGAGTCACCATTTTCAGAAACCCCAGTTGACGTTGTAACATTTGTTACAGGTGAAAAATATTTAAATCAACCACATTTATCGGAGTATCAATATACTCTTGTTGAATGTATGAGTCAAATTTATCAAGAAAAAGATATTATTAGGTATATGGGTGAAGAAGCTGGCAAGGAGCATTATAAAAAATATACTAAAAGTGAAATCATTATGCAACTTGGAAAGGGTAGCGGAAAAGACTACACCTCTACTGTTGGATGTTCTTACTTAGTTTACAAGCTATTGTGCTTAAAAGACCCTTCAAGATACTTTGGTAAGCCATCCAATGATGCTATTGATATTATGAATGTTGCTATCAATGCTCAACAAGCAAAAAATGTTTTCTTTAAAGGATTTAGAAGTAAGATAGAGGGGTCTCCCTGGTTTGCAGGAAAGTTTTCTCCACCAAAGATTGATAGCATTGAATTTGATAAAGCCATTACCGTATATTCTGGTCACTCAGAAAGGGAGTCTGCTGAAGGTCTAAACTTAATGCTTGCAATTCTTGACGAGATTTCTGGATTTGCAATGGAGTCTGCAAGTGGAAATGATCACGCTAAAACTGCTGACAATATTTATAAAGCATTCCGTGGATCTGTTGACTCTCGCTTCCCAGACTTTGGCAAGGTAGTTCTTCTTTCATTCCCTCGTTTTAAAGGTGACTTTATTTCAACAAGGTATGAAGATGTTATTGCAGAAAAAGAAACTATTGTAAGATCGCACGAGTTTATTTTAAACCCAGCACTATCAGAAGATGATCCACAAAATAAGTTTACTGTGGAGTGGGACGAAGATCATATTAATTCCTACAAACTTCCTGGAGTCTTTGCACTTAAAAGACCAACTTGGGAGATTAATCCTACAAGAAAGATTGAAGATTTTAAATTAGCTTTCTTTACAGATATGCCAGATGCACTAATGCGTTTTGCCTGTATGCCAACTACATCCTCTGATGCTTTCTTTAAAAATAGAGAAAAGCTCGGAATAGCATTTAAAAAGCATAACCCTATTGATGTTGGTAAAAGAATAGAAGAATCATTCCAACCAGATCCTGAAGTAACATATTATGTCCACGCTGACTTGGCACAAAAGCACGATAAGTGTGCTGTGTCTATTGCTCATATTGATAAGTGGGTAAGTCTACAATCGTTTAATGATTACCAGCAAATTGTTCCCTTTGTTGTAGTTGATGCAATTGTTTATTGGGAGCCTAAAAAAGAAGGTCCAGTAGACTTATCAGAAGTAAAGAATTGGATTATTAATTTAAGAAGGCTTGGTTTCAATTTAGGTTTAGTAACTTTTGACCGATGGAACTCTTTTGATATTCAAAGAGACCTAAGTAGTGTAGGAATAAAGACAGAAACTTTATCGGTAGCTAAAAAACACTATGAAGATTTATCTATGCTTATTTATGAAGAAAGAATAGTTCTGCCTCTAATAGATTTATTACTTGAGGAAATGCAGGAACTTAGAATTATGAATAATAATAGAGTTGACCACCCTAGAAAGAAGTCTAAGGACCTTGCAGATGCTATGTGTGGGTCTGTATATAATGCAATTAGCCACACAAGAAGAGAAAAAATTCAGGAAGTAGAAATTCATACATATAAGTCTCGTCCAAAAGTTGACAAGGATGATAGTAAAATGGTACAATCTAAACCTGAGATGACAGAAGATATCAAAGAGTATCTTATAAATTTCAATTTAATTTAACAGAAAAGGAAAGTAATGAGTAAAAGAGTTCTCTTAACAGGTGCTAGTGGATTTGTTGGCAGCCATGTGCTTAGACACATTTTGGTTAACACAGACTGGTTTGTAGTTTGTCCAACTACATTTACCCACAAAGGTTTGACAGATAGAATTAATGTTGCCTGTGATGATTTGCCAGATGCTTACAATCGCATTAAGGTTATCAAGACAGACTTAACTGCACCTATTTCTCCAGTTACTGCACACGCATTTGGAAAAATTGATTATGTTATTAATGTTGCTAGTGAAAGCCATGTTGACAGAAGTATTGAAGATCCAGGTCCATTTATTTTAAACAATGTAGCACTAATATGTAACATGCTTGACTGGGCAAGAATTGCAAAGCCAGAAAAGTTTTTACACATATCAACAGATGAAGTTTATGGTCCAGCACCAAAGGGTCACGCTCATAAAGAATGGGTAGATCAAATGTTCCCAAGCAACCCTTACTCTGCTTCAAAAGCTGCACAAGAAAGCATTGCGTTTTCATACTGGAGAACCTATGGAGTTCCTCTTGCAATTACTAACACTATGAATATTATTGGAGAAACTCAAGACACAGAAAAGTTTATGCCAATGGTAATTAAAAAAGTTCTTAACGGAGAAACTATGAAGATCCACGCATCTCCAGAAGGAGAGGTTGGCAGTCGTTTTTATCTACATGCTCGTAATCAAGCAGATGGACTTCTACACGTTCTTAAGCAACACTTCCCAGCGTATGGAGAATCTGATGTCCCAGCAAAATTTCACATTGTTGGTGAAAGAGAAGTAGACAACTTAGAGATGGCTCAAATGATTGCAAAAGCAGTTGGTAAGCCATTGAAGTATGAACTAGAAGATTTTCACTCCTCTCGCCCAGGTCATGACTTGAGGTATGCTCTAGATGGTAAAAAAATATCTGAGACTGGTTGGAAGCTACCAATACCCCTTGAAGAATCTATTCAGAAGACTGTTGAGTGGACTTTAAAGCATGAGGAATGGCTTTCTCTCTAATGTCTAAAAAAGAAGATATGAAAGTTTTAATATTACTTGCATATTTTGAACGACCTAATATGATTAAGATTGCCTTAGAATCAATCAAAAGGCAGTCTTATAATAATTGGGAAGTGGCTTTTTGTGATGATGGAACAAAGTATTTTGGAAAACCCATAGTAGAAAAAATGTTTTCTAAGAAAGACTTAAACAAGTTTAAGTTTTATGCAACAGGAGACTCTCCAGAACAAAAGAAAAAACAGGGTGGAAGTAAGCATGGTCAGATGTTGAATACTGCCATGCAAGAGTCTGATGCAGACATAGCTTTTATACTTTGTGATGATGATGCTTTGTATAAAGACTACTTAAAAAATCTTGTTAATTTTTATAAAGAAAACACAAACTCAATATACTCCTATGGTAAAGTTTCTATCTATAATCCAAATAATTTTATTAGTTTTGAAACACTAGAAGATAATTTTAATAATGTTTTAAATCATAGGTCTGGTCCTATTTCTCCAGCTTATACTGTAGATGCAAGCCAGGTATCTTGGAGACTTAGTAGCTTTAAAGAAGCAGGGATAAAATTTCTATCCCCACAAACTGCTGCTTTAGATGCAAACTTGTATCAACAACTAGAAAAAGCTTTTGGAAAGTGTGATGCAAATGAATGTGTTGCACAATATAAAGGTCTCTATCCACAACAACTTGGAAATAGACAAGATCCATATTCCTCAGGAGACGATGTATGAAAATAGGGTATAACACAAAGATACATAGTTCAGTTGAATTCATTGGAGAATTTAATTCATTTGAAATTGGAGACAATGTTGAAATTGGCGAAGGTGTAAAAATCCTTGGCGGTGGAGATCTTTTTATTGGAGACTATTCTAAGATTAATAGGAATTGTTTTATCAATGCCAGTGGAGTAGTCAGGCTAGGGGAAGCCACTTGGGTTGGAGAAAGAGTAGTTCTTGATGGAACTGGAAAACTTTGGGCAGGAGATTTTCTTGGAGTAGGAATCGGGTCTGGACTATACTCCCACATTAGGCATGGAGATGTTACAGAAGGATGCCTATATGAAAAAGAATCAGAGTTAATAATTGGAAATGATGTTTGGTTTGTTGGAGAGTGTCTAGTTTCTCCAATAATTGCAAAAGATAAATCAATGGCTATGCTTGGTTCTGTTGTTGTAAAAAATATGGATGAAAATTCTGTATATGGTGGAAATCCAGCAGTAAATATTACTCATAAAACTGGTGCACCTTGGATACATAAAACAGAGTCCGAAAAGTTTTTAAGGGTGGCAAGACTTATTGAAGAAGGTTGTAATAAGTTTAACTTAGATAAAGATATGTTTAAAGTTGTATATAGCACACCAGATATCAAAGAGTCTGGAATAACGTATTATAATATTGTAGATAGAACTTATACAAAAACAAATAGTGATGGTGAAATTAAAATGAACAAATGGTTATTTAATGCAAAGGCTAAGTTTAGGAAGGCGTAATGAAAAATATTGAATTGTTCCAAGTAACAATGTCCCCAGATGCAACAACTATGCTAGAGCCAGTCTTATCTTCTGGGTATGTTGCACAGGGTCACAGAGTTGAACTTTTTGAAGATGCTTTGTGGCGTTCTTTAAGTACCGCTAAGACTAAGCCAGTTACAGTAAATTCTGGAACTAGTGCAATAAACTTAGCAGTAGAGCTATGCAATGTTAATCCAGGTGATGAAATTATCTCAACACCAATGACTTGTTTTGCGACACAGATTGGTGCTATACATCGTGGTGCAAAAATTAGATGGGCAGATGTAGATCCATTAACAGGTCTTATTGATCCAGATAGTGTTGAAAAACTAATTACAAAAAAAACAAAAGCAATTATTTCAGTTGACTGGGCTGGTAGACTTCCAGACTACAAAAGATTAAAGTCTTTTGGAATTCCAGTTATTGAAGATGCAGCACACTGCTGGGATACTTTCGAAGCAAAAGATGTTGAAAGAGGAGACTATATTTGCTATAGTTTCCAGGCTATTAAGTTTTTAACAACCTCTGATGGTGGTGCAATAATTTGTCCTGTAGAAACAGAACGTGAAGCAAAAAATCTTAGATGGTTTGGATTAGATAGAACTAGCAATGAAAGTTTTAGATATAAGCAGGATATAAAAAGGGCTGGCTTTAAATATCATATGAATGATGTTTGTGCAACCATCGGACTTGCTAATATTGAATATGCTAATAATGCTGTTAAAGAAAGTAGAAGGAATGCAAAGCTATTTTGTGATGAGCTTTCTGGCTTGGATCATATAACAGTATTGCCATTTGATGAAACCTGCTCATATTGGATATTTCCAATAATCTTAAACAGTGTTAATAGAGAAGATTTTATGAAGTACTTGCTAGATAATAGAATTGTTTCAAGTCCTACTCACCATAGAAATGATCAGAATACTTGTACTATGGAGTTTAAAGAAGGACCACTTCCTGGATTAGACTTTTTTAATGAGAATCAATTAAACATACCAGTTGGCTGGTGGTTGACAGATAAAGAAAAGATGCATATAATTGATACAATTAAGAAATGGAAGTAATTAATGAAAGAGTATTTAGCAAATAATTATATTTGCTTTGATGATATATTAATGGTCCCACAATATTCAGAAGTTGTTAGCAGGAGTTCTGTAGATACTGCTATGCATATTGGTGGATACTTGTGGTTAAACTTGCCCGTAATTGCTTCTCCAATGGATACAGTATGTGAAAAAGATATGGCTATTGCTATGGCAGAGTCTGGTGGAATTGGAATTATTCATAGATTTATGTCTGCAAAAAATCAAATAAAAATGGTTGAAGAAGTTTATAATCATAGCGACCTTAAGCTTTCCGTTGGTGCAGCACTATCTTCTACATTTATTGAAGAGCATGTAGAAAAGCTTGTTTTGGCAGGAGCCTCTATGCTCTTAATTGATACTGCAAATGGTCACAGCAAAATGGCTATTGATGCAGTTGTTAGGCTTAAAAATCTTGTAGGAGATTCTGTTCATATTATGGCTGGAAATGTTTCTACCATAGAAGGCTTTGTAGCCTTGGATATTGCAGGTGCAGATTCTATTAGAGTAGGCATTGGTGGGGGTAGTATGTGTACCACAAGAATAGTATCGGGACATGGTATTCCAACACTATCTTCAATTATAAACATCCGAGAAGCAAAAGATAAGTTTAGCTTAAATGCTGGAATTGTAGCAGATGGTGGAATTAGAAATACTGGAGATATGGTAAAAGCTTTTGCTGCAGGAGCAGACGCTGTAATGCTAGGATCAATGTTAGCAGGTACTGAGGAATCTCCTGGAGATCTATATTTTCAGGGAGACAAGAAATTTAAATCTTTTAGAGGAATGGCTAGTAAAGAGGCTAATAAAGATAAAGATATTGCAGTTGCAGAAGGAGTCTCTACAAAGATTGCCTATAAAGGATCTGTAAAGGATGTAATTAAAGATATTAGAGGTGGGCTTGGAAGTGGCTGCTCTTACTCTGGAGTTGATTTTCTTCATGACTTATATAAAGATTCTATGTATACAAGAGTTTCACCACTATCTGTAAAGGAGTCTTTACCCCATGGAAGATAATGAGGAAATGGATAGTCAAGAATTATCAGAAATGATCGAATACCTTCTTGAAATAGGTGCTATGGAAATTATGGGGTATGATTCTATATCAGATCAGTTTACATACAAGGTAACTTCAAAATGTAAAGAACTATATCCAGAATTATATTATGCACATTATGAAGCCGTTGGAGAAATGGCATCAAGTCTTTGGATGCAAGATGTTATAGATATAGTATTTACTGAAGGGCAGACAATTGTTGGAGTTACTCCAGAACAAGTAGAGTCAATAAAAGAAAATATTGATACTTTTACTGATGATGAAAGATTTTTTCTTGAAGTATTAATAAATCACTACGAGCAAAAATAGGATATAATAGTAGTTATGGATCTTATTAAATCAGCAGAATGGGAAGGCGAACCCCTTTATAATATGCTGTCAGAAGATGAAAAAGCTTTTGCAGATTCATTATTAAAATTAACAGAAGAGCTTGGACCACTAGATCAGTCAGAAGGTATCTGGATTGGTTATGAAGATGGTTCTACAAATCAAAATGCTTCTATTGGCGTTAAGTGTGGAAACTGTGCACTTCATAAATCTGCAGTTGCTTGTGCAATTATCTCACAACAAATTGAAGAAGAAGGTGCTTGCAGACTTGCAGTAATACCAGATGGCTATGTAAATTCTGATATGAAAAATTCTGGAGAAGAGTTTGAAGAAATGATTCCTGAAATGTCAAAAGCAGATTCAGTTAGAGTTGGTCAAATGGTTTCTTGGAATTCTAGCGGTGGAACTGCAAGAGGAAAAGTTGTAAGAGTTGTTAGAAATGGTTCTATTAATGTTCCTAATTCTGATTTTACAATTACAGGAACTCCAGATAATCCAGCAGCACTTATTAGAATTTATAGAGACGGAAAGCCAACAGAAACCTTGGTTGGTCACAGGGTAGAAACTCTAAGGGTGTCAACTTCAAAATCACACCATGATGATGTTATTGGAAATGATGATGTTCCAAATACAAGAGCTCACTCAATGGAAGATTGTGATGATAAAAATTGTCCACAACATTCGATGGGTAAAAAAGACTACTCTGACAAAGAAAGACAGATGTTAGCTCGTAGAGATATGGCTTTGCCTGACGGATCTTTTCCAATTGTTACTGCAGCAGATTTAAGCAATGCAGTCCAAGCAGTTGGTCGTGCATCAAATTACGCAAGGGCTCGTAATCACATCATAAGAAGAGCTGAAGCACTTAACAGAACCGATTTACTTCCAGAAGAATGGAAGCCAAAGTCTGCAAGAAAAGATTTTAGTGTAGAAAAAAGAGATGTTTCGGACATTGATTTAAAACCAACTGAATCTATGGCTAACAATGCTAGAAGAGGTCTTGAACTTAGAGCAAAGTTTGGTAGAGGTGGAACTGCAGTAGGAGTTGCTCGTGCTCGTGATCTAGTTAATGGCAGAGATCTTAGCCCTGAAACAGTTGCTAGAATGTATTCATTTTTTTCAAGACACGAAGTAGACAAGCAGGGTAAGGATTGGGACAATGCAGAACGTCCATCAAATGGAAAGATAGCCTGGCTACTTTGGGGTGGAGACTCTGGGTTTGCTTGGTCAACACAAAAATGGAAAGCAATCCAAAATGCAAGAGCATCCAAATCAGATGACACTTGGAAAGATTCACCATTCTTTTTTGAAAAATAATAGGAGGCTATATGAAAAAATTATCTCCCTTACAAAGAATATCAGCCTGTCTGATTGCCATAAACTTCTTTGCAATAAACTTATTTGTAATAATTAACTCTATGATTGAAGATAGAAGAGAAGAAGATTTTTCTATATCTTTTAAAGGATTTTCTAGAAAAAGTCAGATGCGTAAGGTTTTAGATGAAAGCACCATTAGGGTGGCTATTCAAGACAACAGTGCATATTGGGTTGTAGACAACATCTTATATACAGCAGATGTTAGTAAAGATGGAAGAATTCTTAACGAAAATGCTGAAAGAGTCAATGTATTTGATCTTTCTGAAAAAGAAGTAGACAATCTTCTTTCAATAATTGACACTATAAGTAGTTAGTTTAAAGTTGACATTCTTCAAATAAAAATGTATAATAGTATTTAATAGAAAAGGATTTACCATGGTTATTGTAGTTGAGGGGACAAAAGAGTTCTCTGATTATGAGATATTTATGAGAGCAATGACGGTAGCTTTGTCAACTCCAAATGATAATAATCAAATACAGGTTTGGAGTCTTGGACCACATAAGATTAATAATTTTACTGCAGCGTTTTGTAATTCTTCAGAAAACTATTTAAAGCAAAAAGGTTTTAAGGTTTCTTTTTCTAAAATAAATGAACAATGGGTAAAACAAAATGTAGAGCATGTTACATACTATGCATACTTTAGTTTGCCAAAAGAACCATTATCAAAATTTGCTACATATATGGAACATCAAGAAGGTCTTGAGATGGGAATATTTAGATATTAAATGAGTTTAACAATCTGGTCTTTAATAATTTTTGCATCTTATAGTTTATTTTATTTGTCAATGCTTTTAGCAGTAACATTAAAAACAAGTGTTGCAAAGGTAGCTTTCATGGTGGCATCTTGGATGATATACCAGATAGCTACACTGTGGTATGGTCTTGCTACAGATCAAATAGGTTTTATTTTAATGTTTATATTTCAATTTATTGTTACAATTTTAACAGTAATTATTAATGCAGAAAGATATACTAATGAAAATATCTGATTTGAATAAAATGGAATCAATTGTAAGTGGCAACCCATCATTAACATGGGATGGCTGGAATGTTGTGTTTCTTGAAAAAGATGAGGAAGCTAGTCTAAAAAAGAATGCAGCTTTTATTGATTCTACTTGGCACAAGAAAGTTGTGTTTGAAAATACTGGTGGGGTATGGGATATTCCAGACTCTATATTAAGGAAGGGCGATGTACAAGTTCGATGAAAAAGCTCTATGCCTTAATATGGATACAAATCTTTTCTTTGATCAATATGAAGAAAATCCAGAAGTTTCAAAAAAGGTAGACCTCTTGTGTACAAAGTGTCCAGCACAAAGACAATGCTTAGCATACGGAGTAAGTAATTCTGAGTGGGGTGTATGGGGTGGCGTTTATTTAGAAGGCGGAAAGATATCTAAAGAATTTAATAGTCATAAAGAAAAAACTGATTGGTTTAAAATCTGGTCTGGAATTACAATGGAGAGCAATTAATGTACACAGATGCTATGAAACGTGCTATTCGTTCTGCAAAAGCTCCAAAAGATTTTCAAATTACGATTGCAGACTATGATCATTTTCTTGCTATCCAATTTTATGAAAGTCATTGGAGACATTTAAATGACAATGAAAGGCTTCGTTGTATACAATATATGACGAGAGTAAAAAATATCTTAGAATCGTTAGGTGCGAATGTCACACTTGACCCAATTCTAGATATCAAGTATAATGATGAAAGACAGCTATAAGGAGTAAAAATGGCTACAACAATTACGGTAATAGGAAACCTAGTTAAAGATCCAGAAAAAAAAGATCTTGGCTCAGGTAAAGTTCTTGCAAAGCTTCGTGTTGCAAGCACAGAAAGATTCCAGGATTCTGATGGAACTTGGAAAGATGGAGACACGGCATTTTATGATGTTGTATGTTGGAGAACTCTGGCAGAGAATGTCTCATCTAATCTTTCAAAAGGAAATAAAGTAATCGTTCATGGTAAGTTAAAGTACCGTGAATTTGACAGAAAAGACGGAACTAAAGGCAATGCCTTTGAAATTGATGCAACTGATGTTGGTGCATCTCTATCAATTAAGTCTGGAACATTTAATAAAACTAGTAATGTTTCAAACTCAACAGTTTCAGTTGGAGCAGAAGAGCCTGATCCCTGGGCTTAGTTGGATGTCCCCCCGAAAGGGGGGCATTTCATCTTGACAAAATACAAAAAGTTTGGTAGAGTATATTAATGCCAGTATATTTATATGCATGTGAAAAGTGTGAGGACAATAAAGAGTTGGTAAAGGGTATGAATGATCCTGATCCAGAAAATTGTCCAGATTGTGGTAGCAACATTAAAAGAGTTTTTAGTGTTGGAGGAATAGCCTTTAAAGGAAAAGGCTTTTATAGTACAGGAGGATAAGGTGTTTAGAATTAAAAGAGATACAATGCATGTTAATGAAAATCAATATCGTGCAGTAATAAGTTTAAATAAAAATAGAACATTCTGGAAAGCTTCTGTTCAAAGAAGAATTTCTGTTAATGAATGGGAAAAAGTTCAATGTGGACTAAAAAATATTAAGTTTGCTTCAAGAGAAGATGCAGAAGATGCTGCAAGAACAAAAATGCAAGAACAAAAAATGCTTGATACAAATGATTCTTCTAGCATTAGGTATGTAATTTACGATGGTTAGAGAATTCCAATATGATTTTTTTGCAGAAGAGTGGTCTTATGAGTGTGGTGCTTGTGGTACAGATCTTTATGCTCCAACTAAAAAGCATATGGAAGGAAATCTTTGGATTCATACACACTCAAGTGACTGCCTTGGAGGTTGGTAATGGCTAAAAGACTTGAAAGAGGTTTTGTTAGAATTATCTTAAACCAAGTTTCTATTGATGGAAGTGAAATGTTTTATGACGGTCCTTTGATGAGATATGAAAATGCATTTGATATATTATCTAAGTATAAAGAATGTTTTGATTCAAACTCAATGTTTGATATGCTACTTGTTAGTGGAGCCCATGTTTGGCTTCCTATTAATTTAGTTAAGTCTGCTATATATTTACCAGAAAGTTTTTTAGGTGAGGGAAATGAATAGAGAAGAATTAGACAAGATATTGTCTGAAAATGATGAAGAAGTTATGGTTATGGATGGATTTGAAGATGCATTCTTAGGGCTGGCTAAAAGATGTGGTCAACCAACTCTTGCAACATATTCGTTTATAAAGATGATGCAGGTTCTTGTTGATCGTGATGATATGACTTGGGAAGAAGCTGATGAATATATAATGTATAACTGTGAAGGTGCTTGGATGGGTGAACTAACTCCTTTAATCCTGCACGAGTATATTGATCCTTGGAGTGACTAATGAACAAGGTAATAATTGTTGACATTGATGGAACTGTTGCAGAAAAAACTGATAGACACATCTTTGATTATAAAAAAGTTTTAACAGACTCTCCTAAGCCAGAGGTAATAGAGGTAGTAAACTCACTTTGGAAATCTGGATACAAGATTATATTTTTGTCTGGAAGACCTGATTCGTGCTTTGATGATACATACGAGTGGTTGCGATTAAACTGTCCTCCATTTGTTAAGTTATTTATGCGTAAAACTGGGGATAATAGAAAAGATGCAGAGATAAAAAAAGAAATATACTTTAATGAAATTGAGCCAAACTTTGATGTGCTATGTGTACTTGATGATAGAAATCAAGTAGTAGATATGTGGCGTGAAATTGGTCTTACTTGTTTGCAAGTTGCTCCAGGAGATTTTTAATGTCATTAGTTGCAAAAATTAAAGAGATGTTAAAGGAGTATCAAGAAGAAAATGGAACTCTTGATGATAGAGATTATGAAAAACTATTTGTACACTTTTATTTACAGTACGAAGATGAGTATTTAAAGAAAAGAATTAGTTCTATTAGATCAGATGGAAAAAGTAGGAATTATAAATGAAAGTTAGAATAGCTAAAGAGCAAATTTCTAAAGATATTGAAAAAGAAACAGACATTGCTCTTGCAGCAGACCTGGCTATTAAAGTTTTAAAGACAGATCCAATGGTTGTTGGAGAACCTGTTGCTGAGGTTAGTCCTGGCTGCCCTATGGGTTTTGCCAATCCAAAGGTAACTTTGCATTATGATATTATTAGTCCTAGTATCTTTGATAAGTTTAAAATGTTTTTAACAAAGACTTCTTTAAATGATATTATTAAAGAAATTAAGGGAGCACTTTAAATGGAATTTGAATTACATCACGAAAAAGATGCTGGACCATTAGTTCGTTGGTTTGCAACTAAGATGTTAAATATATTACACAAGGTTGAAAAGCCTTTGTATGACTATGCAGATATGTATACAGCAGTCTGGGATGACTATGAAGAAGATGATTTGTCTGTTCCATATAATCAAATGGGAATATTTGATAGCTTAGATCCTTTGCCTCAGTTTAATAATCTAACAGATGACTTAATATAATGTGTGATGATGTTTATTATTATAAAGATCAAGTAAGAGAGCTTCAAGCTATTAATAGCTTTGTTAAAAGTAATACTTTACTTTCCGTGCAAAATAGGATAGAATATGTTAGAGATGAAAGAGTTAAATTAGGATTAAGAGTTGATGGTATTGCTATGGCTCTTGAAATAGTTAGGACAATGTTAAATGAAAAATAAAGAAATAAAAAAAGATGATAGAACAATTATTTATGAAAGCAAAATGTATACTATAGATGAATTTGTATCTAAGTATTCACACGCATTAGCATCTTATCTACTTACTAGGCAGCTTGGAGACAAAGGTAAAAAGTCTCACATTGTTGATCTTGCGGTAGAAAATGCTTCTTTTGCAGAATCCCTTTATATTGGAATGGATAGTTTTAGTTGATGTTTTTAACAAAGATGATAAGATTTGCAGAAAAAATTGGTATGGATGTAGATGAACTTATGGAAATGACAGTCCTTGATGCCATAATGAAAATAGAAGAGACTAGAAATATGTGGGCAGATTTAAGAAAAGAGATAGGTTAATTGTGAAAAGTAAAATAGTAAGGTTTGTTCCATACTTAAAAGAGTATGAGAATGTTTTTGACCCACCAATCGCTGCTAAAAAAATGCTACCAGAATGGTTTAAAAAACAAGAGCGATATTCTGGAGGAGTAAAAAGAATTCAAGATGAAAATGGTCTTTTTAATTCAACCATAAAAGCATGTTCTCCAGTTTTTGATATGATAACTGCAGGATATGTTGTTACAACTCCAGCAGATATTATTGTTTCTAAAAAAGAAGGAAAAGCTTTTCCAACCTTTGCCTGGGGCATTCAAGGTTTTAAATGTATAGAAAGTCATCCAATATCGCAATATGACCAGTATAAAATTCCAGATGAATATTTTCCAGTAGGATTTAAGTTTAACAATCCCTGGACTATTATTACTCCAAAAGGATACTCAAGCCTAATTTTAACTCCAACATTTAGAGACGACCTCCCTTTCTTTTCTTTGCCAGCATTAGTTGATACAGACAAGCATCCTTCATCAATTCTTTTTCCATTTTTTATAAGAAAAGATTTTGAAGGAATTATCCCAATGGGGACTCCTATTGTGCAGATTATTCCATTTAAAAGAGACAGTTGGGCTACTAAAACTGAAAAATTTGATCAAAAACTTAACGACTCCTGGAAAAGAGCTCAAAGGCTTAGTGAATCTAGGTATAAGACATTCTTTAGATCTAAAAAGACTTGGGAATAGTAATCATTAAGGTATAATTAAACTATGAGTAATTTAATAGATATAAAAGTAATTGGTTGTGGTGGCGGTGGAGTTAACGCCATAGATGGAATGGTAAAAGCAGGTCTTTCTGGAGTAGAATTTATTGCAATTAACACAGATGTTCAAGCATTGATGCCAAGTTTGGCAGATGTTAAAATAGATATTGGTAGAGAAAGAACTAAAGGTCTTGGTGCAGGTGCAAATCCTGAAATTGGAAGACTTTCTGCTAAAGATAGCGTAAGTGAAATAAACGAAGTAGTTTCTGGAGCAGATGTTGTATTTATAACTGCTGGAATGGGTGGCGGAACTGGAACTGGTTCTGCACCAATTGTTGCCAATTGTGCTAAAAAAGCTGGTGCGTTGACTGTGGGCGTAGTTACTACACCATTTGTATTTGAGGGCAAGAAGCGTATGATAAATGCCTTAGAGGGAATTGATAGTTTTAGTAAAGAAGTGGATACTTTAATTGTTGTACCAAATCAAAATCTTATCTCTATGCTGGATCCAGATATATCAATGGAAGATGCTTTTAAAGAATCAGACAATATTTTATTAAAAGCCATAGCAGCAGTATCAGATTTAGTAACAACTCCTGGTCAAATCAACATTGACTTTGCAGATATTAAAAGAGTTATGAAAGATGCAGGATCTGCATTTATGGGAATTGGATATTCTAATGAAGAAAATCGTGCAGAAATTGCAGGTAATGAAGCAATTACAAGTCCTATTCTTGATATAGATTTAAATGGTGCAACAGGTGTTCTTATTTCAATTGCATCTTCTGGAGATATAAAAATGTCTGAAGTAAATATGATAGCCTCATTAGTTTCAGAAAAAGCTAATGAAGATGCTGATATTATTTTTGGAACAACTATTGATGGAAGTCTTGAGGATGGTATTTTAGTTACAGTTGTAGCGACAGGATTTAATAAATAAATGGAAAAGCTCCATCATTTCTATCACATATTTGCTTCAGGAATGTGGGAAACTCCAACAAAAGAACACATACAAGAATTAAAAAATACTGGGCTATTAGAAAATCTATCTTCAATACACTTTGGTCTTGTGGGAAAAGAAGAAGATAGAGAAATTGTAAAAGAATATTTATCAACTGAATTAGAAAGTTTTAATATATGTGCTGAAGTTGATGAAGGATTTGAGCAAGAAACTCAAGATAAAATATTAGAATTCTGTCAAGAAAATGATGGATATATTTATTATGCACATAGCAAGAATGCAATGACTTTAAATCCTTTACACGTTAAGTGGAGAAAGTCAATGACATACTATACCGTAGTTAAATGGAGAGAGACTATAGAATTATTAGATAAAGGATTCTGTGCAAGTGGAAGTCATTATTTAATTCCTGAAAATGCAAGGCTTATGCCATTGCAAGGAGAAATAAAGACCCTAAGGGGTGCTTATGGTGGAACATTCTGGTGGACAAAGGCGAAATATTTAAAAAACTTTGATCCTCCTACTAGACGAGACAGGTTTGGTGCTGAAGAATGGATTATGTCTTTAAAAGAAGTTGTTGAAAAAATGGATGAAGAGTTTAAAGTATATGATTTTAATTGGCATCATCCAGCAGAAAGCATATATTTAATAAATCATTGGTAAGTTTCCTTAGGATGGGAAACGACCTAGATAAGTCGTAAAACTGTCTATTTTTATTTGTGATAAACTAATTAGATGCACAAAAAGTTTTTAGCCTCTATATTTTCGGTATTATTAGTTTTTGCTCAAGCTACACCAGCAAGTGCATCAGATTCTATTAGATATAAAACAGAAAAAAATCAAACAATTAAAAAAGGAAAATGGACAACTATTAATTTTAATGGAAAAACTTCTATCCAAGGTAATGGAAATAGATCTTTGTTTTGTTATCAGGTAGTCCTTAATACTAAGGGTAAAAAGAAACCGAAATATGTAAAGGTTCGAATGGTAAGAGTTGGGTCTGGAAAAAATAATGCTACCGCAACAAATACTTATTTCTTTACTTCAAAACCAGACAAAAAATTTGTAGCATCTCAATGCTGGACTATTCTTACCGAGCATCCAATAGTTCTTCAGGTAAGGATTTCTGGTGGTAGCAAGACTTATCAAACCGACATATCCCAATTTAAAATGTGGACTCCAGGAGGAGATTACCCACAAGATTTTTCTGATTTTATTCCTGAAACAACTATTAATTAGTTTATTAGTAATGATATAATAGATTTGTTAGATACGTCTAACAAGGAGTCTATGCAATAAATTGAAAAAAATCTTTTCCTACCTACTATTAATTCCAATGTTACTAATTGGTACAATGTTTTTGGTATCTCCAGTTACACAAGCAGATACCCCACTTGTTTGCAACATGTCTACAATTACGGGCGATGATGACGGATCCTTTCCAATGGTTTTACCATTTAGTTTAACTTTGGGTAGCACAGAATATAGTCAAATTTTTTATAGCACTAATGCAACTGTAACATTTGGGCAGTCAGATGGAACATATTGGGATTACCCACAAACACCATCAATTTCAGTTGCTGGAAAAGACTGGGTTTCTTTTGGTGAAGGTGCGTATACATCATATGGATATAATGAAAATTCATTTTGTATAGAATGGTCTGTTCGCCCATTTCCACAATCAACTGGTCCACTTACTCAAATGAGACTTGTTGTTACTAAGTTTTCGAATGGTGGATGGCATGGAGAGATTGTAACAATGACAGATCTTCCAGCAGATGCAAGAAGAGCCATTAGATATGAGCGTGGTCAAGATGTTGTTCCTATGGAAGCAGCTTTTGATGTTAATGGTGGAGTTCCTATTGAGGTAACACCTGCACCAACACCGCCTAGCTTTACAGAGCCTCCAGTTGTTCCAAGTGAAACGCCAACTCCAGAGCCAACTTTAGAGCCAAGCCCTACTGCCAGCCCTGAGCCAACGCAATCGCAATCACCAGAGTCAACAGTAGAACCGACACCGCAGCCATCAGAGCCAAGCCCACAACCGTCAGAAACCTCTGTGCAGCCTTCAGAAAGCCCTTCACCTACTCCAACCCCTTCTTTAAGTCCCTCAGAATCTCCGTTGCCCCCAGTAGAACCTGAGCCAACTCAAGACCCAACTCCTGAGCCAGAGACTTCATTTCCAGAATCATTAGTTCCAACTCCAGAACAGAGTCCAACTCCTGATCCAGATCTTCCATCCACTGATCTTCCATCTGATAATAATATCACAGAAACTACAGATGAAGAAACAGACGCTTTCATTGAAAGCTTTACTGAAAGTGGCACTATTTCAGATGCTGAGACAGAACAGTTAATTGATAACTTTTTGAATGATGGTTTTATTTCTGAAGATGAAGTATCTGGGCTTTCAGACTCTTTAACTGAAGATGGAGTTTTGACGGAAGATGAAAAAGAATTAATTGTAGATGTTATTTTAGAACAAGCAGATGGTAATGCAATATCTACTGAGTTAATTGAAGAACTCGGTCTTGACTATGAAGACTTGCCAGATGACCAACCAGTAGCGTTGGACAATGGCGTAATTTTGTTTGCTGAAGTAGCAGATGCTCTTGAGATGTTTGAAAATCCATCAGAGATTTTGGGTGCTGTATTTACAGATCCTGGCAAGGCTATTACTGCTTTAGCAAATGTTGGTGCAGATATGACACCAGAAAAACGTGAGGAATCACAAAAAGTAGTTGTTGCATCTGTTATTGCTGCACAAATACTATCAACATCTAGTGTAATAGGGAGGATAAGATAATGAACAAGTGGATAAAAGATAAAATTCGTGAGACATTGAATCAAACATTTACACTTCTTGGTATGTTTATAGCTTGGGTAGTGTTAGATGGCAGTGCAAAAACCATAGTAGCTTGGGCAATAGTCTGGGCAGTTTTTGTATGGTTATTTTCAATGAGTTTTAGAGAAGGAGGGCAAAATGACAAAGAATAAAACAGAAGAAGTAATTGGATCTTCAGCAGTAACCAATATCTGGAATATCTTTTTTAGAATTATTGCAGTATTTGCAGCGTCTGGTTTATCAATCATTGGTGCAGGTTCCTTAGTTGGAATTGACACGATTACAGCCGTTATAATGGCAGGTACTCTTGGTGTTGCTACTGTTATTGAAAAGCTTGCAAGAGCATTTCTTGATGATGGCAAACTAAGTGCTAAAGAGATCAACGCAGCATTCAGTTCTGTAGACAAGAAAGCAGAATAGGAAGTAAGATATAATATAGTAGGGGAGTCCTCCCAAGGGCTCCCTTATTCTATAGAAAAAGGAAATGATTTAAATGGGTTCACCAATTGTTGGAGGTAAGGTTACAACACCTTACAAGAAGCTTGGAAAAATGTGGTCAAAAGGCTACCATACAGGTGTAGATTATGCTTGTAAAGTAGGCACTGACATTGTTGCTGTTGCTGATGGCAAGATTGAAAATGCTACCTGGGGAGCCAGCTATGGCACACAGTTAGTCCAAAAAGTTGAAG